GAGATGGTACTGAGGAATGTGAATTACAAGCTGAACCAGCGGATACATATATATCACACAAATCCAACAAGTATATCATTGCTTCCCCCATTACATTTTGATTAAAAGTAATATTGATATTATTGGGAAGTCTGTCAGTATATTGACCATTAAGCTTGCAACCAATTTTATCTAACAATTCACCAATCATATAGTCTCTTTGTTTTATTGTTGTAAGATATTTTTTCTGTTTCATATCTACAGAACATAATTCAACTGCTTTAGCAAATCCCATTATATAAGGAAGGTTCTCTGTTCCACCTCTTAATCCATTCATTTGACTACCGTAAATCAACGGACTGATTTTGACATCTTCTTTTTTATATAAGATACCAATTCCTTTTGGTGTACCAATCTTATGTCCACTGGCACTCAACATATCAATTTTAGATGCCTTCACATCAATTGGAATATGACCAAAAGCTTGTACTGCATCAGTATGAAATATTGCTCCATATTTATGTACAGTTAAAGCAATATCGTGAATATGTTGAATTGTTCCAATTTCATTATTTGCATATTGAATAGACACTAAAATATCTTCTCCACTTTTCTGTGAAATCACATATTTTAAAGTATCTTCTAAAGCTCTTAAATCAATACAACCGTTTGCATCAACATCTATAAAGTGAACATCAACTCCAATACCATCCACACATGACAATATAGATTTATGTTCGATTACAGAAGTTATAACTGAAGGTATTCTACCCTTTCTCAAACGATTTTGTACAAAGCCCTGTATCGCCCAACAATTACTTTCGCTTCCACAACTGGTAAAATATACTTCATACATTTTTGAATTAAGGAAGTGTGCTACTGTTTCTTTTGCAGATTTTAATGCATTAGCAGCTTCTTGAGCTGGACTATATAAAGATGATGGATTATACCACATATCCATATAAGAATAAATTGTATCTAAAACCTCTTTCTTTGGTTTAGTTGTTGCTGCTTCATCCAGATATATCACAATATCACCTCACTTAAAATTAATGTATTCTGTTGAACCATAACTGTTATCAATTTTTTTATATAAAACCAACTCCATTCCTTGTCTTGAAACATCGTCAGTTATAATATACCTTCAAAATCATAACTGGTTATACCATCTACATTATATAATTCATCCAATACAACTTCATGTATTGTATTTGGATAATTTTCATCCAACATTCTATTCAAAGTTACCAAAATAGTGTACGCTCTTTGTTCAGCAGAACCACCTTTATATGTAGCAATCTTCAATAAAAATTCATGGTCTATAAAATCCCAATCCATTGACATTCTATCTTGAAATTTGGTGTACCCATTATCATAATGTGTAACACTACTTTCATTATCATTTATAATAAGTGGTTCTGGTTCGAACTCTTTTACATTGGATTCCTTTAAATTTGAATGTGTTGTGCCACAAGAAGCCATAACCAACATCATAGATATTACTATGATACTGCTGACAAACCTTTTAATCATCGACTACAAATCTCCAATCTTTAAAGAAAGTTGTTTTATCAGGATAGCTTACAAAAAATTTCTCATTCTGAGTTAATTGAATTTCATTTTTGTTTTCAAATATACGCACCCAACAATATTTGTCTTTCTGTATATTTGTAACAGGTTTATCCGTAATGCAAATTAACAAGACCTTTTCATGAGTAGTAACACTTCTTTCAAACCATCTATTTTGAAGAATCTGTCCATCAACCTCTTTACTTCTTGTGCCAGATGCATACATAAATATCACAAATCCTATTTCTATAATGATAAAAACAAATATTCCAATCAATACCTTCATTTTTGCTCCTTTACTTTTCTAAAGACTCCATCATCTTTTTAATTGTTCTGGAAACATCTTTCTTCGCACCAGTAACCTTATTTAATTCATTCTGAAGGAACTGCTCATTACTATTCAGATATTTCTGCTGACAACGGAGATATGCAAGTCTAATACCAAAGAAAAGATTAAATGTATCTCCATGACAAGACGCTTCAGAGCGAACATTATTGACAGTTCTTACCTGTACCTTTCGTCCATTGGTTCTATAAAAACCAACTACTCCACCATTCTCACCAGCAATCTGTGTCCAAGGCAACCATCCCTTTACCTTTTCAGGCTTCTCAAAGTATTCATTTACGACATCAATCGGAAGTGCTGCTACTGCAATTTTTGTTCTTGCATCTCTCATAACTACAGATGTCTCTGTAATGTTCGCTACCTCATATGTCATTCCAACCATTTTCATTTTATCGTACTCTTTTGTTAAAATAAGTCTGTCTCCTCTTAAAATATCCATATCATTACCTCTTCTTTCTTATTTTTTATCTTCAAGCCACTTGTTATCCAGATAATAGAATCCTATTACTACTGCAATTATTACAATAATCCAAACAATCCAGAATATCACAAGTTCAACGCTTGATTCTAAATGGTCAATAGTTTCATCTATATTCAAACCATTATAAAATGGTGTATTGTTTGAAATTGTATTATCAGTCAGAACAGTATATATTGTTCCTGTATATTCTGTTCCAATACCATAATACTTATATCTTATATGACTTGATGTTTTTATTGTATCTATATAATCATTGTCTGGTAATTCTATTTTGCTACTGTCAAATACTACACCACAAAATGATACTTCATTACATTTTATATCTTCGCTACCAACTCTATCCCAAGTCCAATAAGTTTCTGTTCTAGTGTGAGTCTGCCTTGTTTTACCGCTTCCTGTTGTATAAGTTACTGTTCTGGTATGCATTGTGTATTTTTCTTTGATTTTTTCAACATACATATACGCTCCACCGATTTCAGGATAGGTAACTGTATCAACAGCTTTCAAATCACCATGAACAAATGCATTTCCTATATCAGTTCTCATACCATATGAGAACATTTCAGAATTATTATCAATCTGTAATGCGGTATTGTATTTTTGATACTCATTCATCAAGTTATCACTTATTTTTCCATGAATCACAAAGCCAATAAGGGTCATTACAGCTATAATCGCAATGCTGAATAATACCTCTCTCTTTGTAATTTTAAAATCATGCCTTATTTTTCTATAACCGTAATAACCCATTTTTGTCTACCTCATTTAATCAAACAAATTTGTTGGTGCATCATCTGAAACATCAAAATCCAATTTCTGATAATCTCCTTTTTCATATCCCATTAGTCCAAGAATCTGCTTATTAGGAGAATGTTTTACATACGCATTATACTTCGTAACCCATGTATTATAATTTGTTCTCACATTGGCAATTTTATTTTCTGTTGTAGACAATTCATTCATAAGTTCCTTATAATTACTTGAACTCTGTAATTCTGGATATGCTTCAGCAACCGCTTTAATCTGAGTGGTAATCTCTGCTACTGCTGCATCACTCTTTGTTCCTCTGGAATCAACTACTGCCATCAAGGTGTCATATTCATGTTTATCGTAAGCCTTTACGCAATCTACCAGATTAGGAATCAAATCGGCTCTTCTCTTTTCCTGAATCTTGATTTCAGATTTAGCAGTTGTAATCTGTTCCTCATAAGAAATTGCTTTGTTCTGTACTCCCCAGAACCCAAATGTAAATGTTCCAATAATTGCTACAATAATCGCCATAATAATCAATGGCAGCTTCCATGATTTAGTTTTCATATAATCCTCCTTCGGTATATAACCTTATCAATTTATTCTTCTTTATCTGTAAGTGGTTGGAATCCATCATGTGAATCACTTGCAAAGAATATTTCATAGCCATCTTTTTCTTTTCGGAATATAATTGCATCTATGCTTAATCCGTCATATTCTGAGCAATTCAACAATGTAAATGATTCTAACCAACCCATAATAATTGGTTGTGCTTTTTTGTAATCTGGATAAATACCAGACATAGCATCTTCGCAAGGTACAACAACTATATCGTCCTTATATTTAGTAATTGCTATTACATTTTCATCTTTGAATCCGAACTTCTCAAACATTGTCCTTCTCTTTCCTATTCAATCTTTACACCAATAAACTCAAGCACTTCTTTTAACCCCAACCCACCTTCTGACATAGGCTTCATACAATATTGCCATAATTTTGGATGAGTGATTTTTAGGCTTTGAAATCTATTCGGTTCTTTTTCAAGGTGACATCCATACATACAAAAGACGCATCCTGTTCTGTTACACTTTGTTGTCTGCCATTTTCCTTTATCATCCTGTATAATCTCTCCATATACAGGAGCATAAGGTAAATTATATTTCTTAATATATTCAAGAATATCTTGCTCTGTCCAAAATGATAGTGGTTGAGAAGTTGGTCGTTTTGTATCAAAAGCATTACATCCATGTACTTTCCATGCAGTTTTTCTTGCCTGACTCTCACAAGCCATAGTGCCGATTATTGGATGATTACCTGTTTCTTTTTCATATTTCTTTGCTGGCTTCTTTTTCATAACATTGCAACATTTATTACTAATAAGAAATGGAGCTTCTAATAAGAATTTCCATTTTTCACAATTATAAATGCTTTTATTTCCATTCTTATCCAGCAATTCTCCATTTAATCTTTTTATCCGATATGTATATTTTCCTGTTGTTTCATGCCTTCTAGCTTCCTCAATAACCTGAGAGATTTCTTTACTTACAATCGGATAACCATATGTTTGAATTACTGTTTTGAAATTCATTTCAGGTCTTACCCATGTAACATTTTCAACCGATTTTACAAACTCTCTCAACTCTGGATATTCAAGTCCTGTATCAACAAACACCGCTGGTGTATCTGGATAAAGCTTTCTAACCAAATGCAATAAAACTGTGCTGTCCTTTCCTCCCGAAAAGGAAACATAAATTTGATTGTAAAAAGGAGTAAAGTTAATGGGTAAACAACCTAAAAGTAAGTTCACAAATGATGATTTAAAAGTTATGCAAAGCTGGGATTTAGACCGTAAAATTGCAACTTCTCTTACAAGAATCGCTGAATTTTATGCCAAATATCCACATAAAATTTATGTTTTAAGTGTTGTTAGATACAATATATAGTGTATTCATTTATATACTTATCTATATATTGCATTGATTTATTCCTCGCAACAATGTTCGCAATCGCCCTGACAACACTCTCCACAACATTCCTCAGAACCAACCATAACCGCATTTGCTAATACTTCCTGTAAAAAATACGCTTCCAGTTCAAAGATTTTTTCCTTAATTTTTCTCTTACAAATCTCGACCCCAATATCCTGACTGTAATTATCAGGAGATACTGATGCTGAAGATTCAGTAATAACAAATCCATTAGGCAGCTTACAAGCAACTACTGTACATTTACCAAATACTGTAGAAATATTAAATTCTGAAGCTTCCATGATTTCATTAACAGCTTCCTCAGAAACACTTAACATACCTTCATCAATTCCAACCGCTACTTCGGTTACTTCTGCAAAGCACTCATGAAGAATCTCTTCTGATATATAAAATGTTCTGTCTGTTACCTCTGATATGATTGTTGCAACTCCAAGTGAAATACCGTCAAGTTTAAAAATCTCACCAAGATTTAATCCCTCAAGACCTTCTCTCTCTTTAATCAGAACATATTTACCATCTGAGTTTTTGCTATAGTGTATAACCTTATCAGTTATAACCTTCTCAAAATATTTATCAGCTTCATCAGCCGACATTGTTCCCATATGGCAACCACCAAATCTAAAAGAGATTTCACCATCTGGTTTTACCTCTGTAACTTCACACTCCTCACCAATATTAGTGAAAGCTCCCATTGCCTTGATTAATCTGATTTTCTCTCCTACCTTAACTTGCATCCTTTAGTTCCTCTCTTTCTTCATATTTTTTAGAATACCAAGTATTCCACTTGTCAATAACCTCTTGCTGCTCATCAGATACAGGGTCATTGAATTTTTGTCTTGCCTGAACAATCTTACCTTTTCTTACCTCAATGGTAACAAGTGATTTATCAGGTGAATCTTTATATCTCAGGAAAAGTATATGGCAATTTCCTTCAATAACATTTTTGATATATGAAGCTACACAATTGTTCTGACTTACTGCTTCATCTTTTATGGCTTCTGTTGATTCAGGATAAATAAAAGTATAATCTCCAAAAGTCTTTTCCATTCCTTTGTTTATTCTTGCTTTAAATTTATCCTCCTCAAACTGTTGAGACAACCTTGAATAG